GATGAAACTCTTTTTGACGGACGGCAATACTCATTCTTACCACCAGCACCACAGGCTTTACCGCTCTTGGTGTCTACCCACTTCTCTGCTCCCCATCTTTTTAGATCTGAACCTGCCTTTGTCTTTTTTACGTTTCCAGATGACTTTCTACACTTGGCAATTGCTTGTGATGCCCTCGCAGAAGGGAACACAGCGTACTTGGCCTTGACCTTTGTGTAGCAAGCATCTTTCATTTTCTTCCCTGTGATCGGTATTTTTTAACGTAGTTCTTACTAGTCTTTAATGAAGAGCTCTTCTTCTTAGAAACAACACCCGGTCTTTTGATTGGTGCCTTTGGCTTCCACTTGGCAGCCTCTTTGCTTGATTTTACTTTTGCTGCCATATATACATTCTGAAATAATCAAACTCTTCTTTTCCTCCCTCTTCAACGTAGTTCAAGTAAGCCTCGTATATTGGGCCTCCGAAACTAACTTCTTGATAAGAGGTGTCAACGCCACTGCCAATCATTTTAACAGCGTAAAATTCAACCTTGTGCTCCATTTCTTCCACCACGTGTTTGACTTCTTCTACCTTTGCCTCAGCAACAACAACGGCTTCTTTCAATTCAGCTTTCTCCTCTTGCTTTTGTGCAACAAGTGCTGCACTTTTAGCCTGTGCCATTTGAGTTACTTGAGATGCCATCTGCAAGTTGCTCTTGATTTTCGCCATCATTATCTCAATCTCATCTATTTGAGGAGTAGTAACTGCACCTACAGGAAATGAAATTTCTACAGCTAACAAGAAAAAACAAAAGACAACGATAAGAGTCCTCATAGTTTTTTAACTGTGTTGATAATACGGAGTTCTGTTATAGCGGCAGAAAGCGCACTATCACTCTTTTTCAAAGCAGCGCCCATGCGATCAACTTTGATTTCAAGTGCATCTATTTTTTGGTTAGACTTTTCAATTTGACCAAGATAGCTCGTCTTGCCGTCATAGTACAGATAGCTAACAGCCACCAACATACAAAAAGCCACACCAGCAACGGGATTCTTGCGGAAATCGTCAAATCCAATTGGCAACGGATTGGTTGATATTTTCTTAGGGGCATTCATTTGTTATATATTTATAAGTTGTATTGTTTTTTCTTTGTCCGTTTAATTTTTTGATCAGTGTGCTATAGCTTAAATTCATTTCTTTAACTAAGTCCTTAACGGATCCCCACACTATATTATTTTCCGTGCACATTACTTTTTTGGCTCTTATGCTGTCGCTACCGCATTTTCCCCAGTTGGGATTTTTTTCTCCTACCATCAGTCCCTTATGACCCTCGCTGATGTTTTTTCTAGCTTGTTCACTCATTTTCTTTCCTTTCATTGGGTGATTGGTCATCATGCGTTCTATATGCTTTTGACGACATTCTTCTGGCATCTTTCTTCCTGTCATATATTCACGCCTTTTTTGCTTGAACTCTTCAGACTTTTTTCTTCCTTTCTGCTCAATGCTTTTATTTTTTCGCCACTCTTCAGAAACAATTCGTCCCGGAGTCCCTTCTCCGCCTTCGGTTAAATTACATAGACTACCTTCTTTTTTATCTGAGCGACCATATAAAGAAATAAATTCGATTTCTTTTTCCTTTGCTTCATCTAATGTTAATTCGTCTAAAATAATCTGTACTTTGTATTGCGTTTTGGTGACTATGTTAAACCATTTCTGGCTTCTTCGGTGTTTATTGTGTGCTCTTTCGTACTTACCGTTAGAATCACTTCCTATCCCCACATAAAAAGGAATATTCTTATCTAATCTAATATGTCTGTACAAATACGCCACTATTCTTTTATCTTTTTATAGTAATAAATAATTGCCATAATACCCGATATACAGCCAATTAACCCTACGGCTACGGCCACAACAGGTTGCCATGCGGTTGCAATAGAAATTAGGGCCGAGGCCCCAGTTACAATCGTCAATCCGTCAGCTGTGGAATCAGTTTGTTGAATCATTACTTCTTCTTTTTCATTTTGGCGTACATTATCTTCTCTTTGGCTTCAACTTTCTTTCCCTCTTTCTTTTCGTGTTTCATTTCAGCCTTCTTGGAAGTGTATTTTTCCATACCACCGTACTCAGAAATCTTCTTAGCAGCGGCTTTCTTTATTGGTTTTTTCATTACTTCTTCTTTTTGACCATTTTGGTCATAGTTTTAGTAACTTTTTTCATCTCTTTTGGGGTCATCATTTCTGCCTTGATGGCAACTTTTTTGGGGCTAGGCTTAGACATCGTCTTCACACTAACTTTTTTTCCGTACATCATAGTTATATTTATTTGTTTTTCTTTACCTTTACTTTGCCACTTGCTTTAGTGGGCTTTGAGTTGTTGTGTTCTAGCTTCTTAGCTACAAAATTACAGTTATACATATTAACTTCCTTTTTTCCATTTCTTGCTTGGAGATGCAGTCTTGCTTGGGCTCCACTTTACTTTATCGGCCCAAAAAGCAGCGCTCATCTTACCCTTTGCGATATTCTTACCGTGACGAGATTTGAATGCTTCACGCTGTCCTGCTGTTTGATTAGTTTTTACACCTTGTTGTCCGAATCGAATTGTTTTAACTTTGTCACCTTCTTTGGCAACAACAATATGACTCTTCTTGGGGTGAGAAGGAGTAGCCTTAGGTTTGTTGTAACCTGAGACCCCAGCTTTAACTAATCGATTATCCTTCGGCATTCTTCTTTTTAAAGATTTTATTAGCAGCTCCGAGACCCAATGCACCAAATGCAAGGGCAGTCACACACTCTACCAAAATAGAGGCAGGAGCAACGTGTTCTTCTGAAAAGGAATTGTGATACATAGTAACACACAAAGCAATAGCACACAAGATTCCTACAAAGCGGTTTGCGCTGAATTTGTCATGCTCGTCTTTGAATATTTGAAAGAATTTCATAACACTAAGTTACTTAATTTTATTTAATTTTCCAATGGAGGGAATGGGGGTGTTACAACTTCAAACTCTGTCGATGTTCCGAGTATTGGGGTGAGTGACTCATCAAAAACAATATACCAAAATTGCGGTGTGTTCAATTCTGCAAACTGATAGTCAATCCAATTCTGTGTAACATCATCGGGAGTGATTGGAATGCCGTAGTACGCATCACACAACTCACGGGCGTTAATTGCTTCTTGCTCTGTGGTATATTGGTAGCCAATTGTCATAGTATTAAGTATTGTTTATTAGACTTTCTTTTTAGGCCCTGCAATGCAGTTTGATAATTAATGCAATATAGCGAAGCAAATTGCATAATGCTTTCATGAAACACTCCAGTATATAAATCAAGAACTTGTCTTGAAACACCGCTTTTTAATCCTCTTGCAGACTTCTCTTTATTTTTTGGTATTCCCTTTTGGATAATACTCAAGTGTGTTTTTTGTTCTTCAGTCAAACTCCAATCTCTACCGCTTTCTCTTAGTTTTTTACGATGTTCGTCAGACAACTTTCTACCTTTATGCGCTTGTGCTATTTTTTGCTTATGTTCATCGCTAAACACTTGCCCCGAAGTTCCATCGCCACCATCTGTTAAATTACAAAGAGTTCCAGTGCTTAAATTAATTCTTCCATATAATGATATGAATTCCTTCTCCTTAACCTTTGCTTCTTCAAATGTAATATCGTCACACATAATCTGAACTTTGTAATCTGTCCTTGACACTATGCCTTTCCATATTTTGCTTCTATGGGATTTGGCCGTTGCTCTGTAATAATGCTCATCACTTCCAATACCAATATAGAATGGTTGGTTTTTGTCTAATCTAATATGTCGGTAAACGTAAGCCATTATTTGTAGCCGTTAATAGATGCCATAGTAGGTATTTATGTTTGTTCTAATTCCAGTGCGGTTGGATGATTGATTTGAGGAGTAAAGCACAATTTCTTGCAGATTACCATCAGAATAAAACGATGACCTTGCCCCAAGCCTATCGATGGGAATAGAAGTAAATGGAGTTCCTGTGTACGAGCCTAAAGTAGACGCATTTTGAGTTGCTGAAAAATCTGATAGTGTATCACCATTTTTTATTACACTAAATAAATTTTGATTAGTATCATTTGTATATGGAACACTTACATATGTTGAACCGTTGTTTTCATATAAATTATTATCAGCAAAAGAACCTAATGATTGACCACCAGACAATCCGATAGGAATAACTATAACTCCGGTTGATGCTCTTTGCACTACTGCAAAGTGGCTGTAAATTGATGTTGTAATTGTTGAAGACAAAGAAAAGTCATCATTAGTTCCATCAAATCGTAGTGACGGTTTTCCATTTACATTTATCACACTACCAGCACTAACAATTTGCGGTTGATTTGCTGCGGTTGATTGCGTTGCGTTTCTACCATTTCCGCTTTGGTCATACCAAGTTGTTACAAATCCATCTGTACCACTACAAAAAGAAGTTAATGAGGATTCGTCAAGGTTGCCCAATGCGGTGAATCCAATATTTTGCTCTGCGTTATCGGATGACCTACGCACACGAATAGCACTACCTGTGTAAGCAGTACGCAATAAACGGACGGAGTAAGCAGCCGCAGCCGATGGGTATAGGTCTAGCAGTAGCGAAGGAGCGCTAGTCGTTACAGA